TATTTAATTAATTATGCAGACATAGGATTTTACAAATCTCAAGTTGTAAATTCTATTTCAGGCATATCTGCTGGTTTTGATTCTGTTATACAATATAAAAAACATGATATAGAGAAAGATTTTTCGTTAGCTCATTCCAAAATTCTTAATCATAAGAGAGGTGCTGGTTATTGGTTGTGGAAGCCTTACTTTATCTTAAAAACATTACAAAACACAAGTGAAGGTGACCTAATATTTTATTCAGATAGTGGAGCACAGTTTGTAAAAAAGATGGACCCCATCTTTCAAAGAATAGAGAAATCCGAAAAAGGAGTTATTGTTTTTGAAATGTCTGGACACCACAAGGAAAATGAATATTGCAGAAAACATGTAGCTGAAGAGGTTGTAGATTGCGATACAGAAATAATGGAGAGCGATCAAAACATGGCTAGTTTTGTTGGTGTTCGTAATTGTGATACCTCAATAGAAATAATAAATCAATGGTTAGACCTTTGCACAAAAGAACATCTCATTATGGATATGTCTCCACAAGAAAATGAGTTTCAAATGTTCAAGGATCATCGTCACGATCAGACCCTTCTAAGCCTATTAAGTAAAAAATTAAATTTAGAAACTGTCACTGACCCATCTCAATGGGGTTTAATTCATAAACAAACAACTGAAGAAGATTATTTTATTAATCATCATAGAAGGAGAGAGTAAAAATATCTCTAAACTAAAACTAATTTAAAAAATGGATAAAAGCACAACAAAAAAAATAGTTATTACTGGTGCGAATGGTTTTTTAGGACACCATTTAACAAAGAGATTAAGGGGTAAATACAATTTAATTACTCCGAGTAGTAGCGAATTAGATATTACCTCATCTAAAGATTTTCATGGTTATCTCTTTTATCACCAGCCTGATTATGTTATTCATTTGGCTGCTGCTTGTGGAGGTATTGGAGCAAATCAAAAATCTCCAGCAGACTTCTTTTTTAAGAATTCCCAAATGAGCTTGAATGTTTTATCAGCTTGTCAAAATTTAAATATTAAAAAATTGATTACATTAGGGAGTGTTTGTTCTTATCCAAAGTTCACTCCAGTTCCATTTAAAGAAGAAGATATTTGGAACGGTTACCCTGAAGAAACAAATGCTCCTTATGGGATAGCTAAAAAAAATCTATTGGTTGGTTGTAAGGCTTACAATGATCAATATGGCAGTAATTTTATTCATTTAATCCCAGTCAACATGTATGGAGAGCATGATAATTTTAACCCTGAAAAGTCTCATGTTATTCCAGCTTTGCTAAAAAAGTTTATTGAAGCTAAAAAAAACGGAGATACCTCTGTAACTGTCTGGGGAGACGGAACTGCTTCTAGGGAATTTCTTTATGCTGGGGATTGCGCTAAAGCTATAGAACTTTCTATAGAAGGTTATAACTGCCCAGATCCCATTAACATAGGCACTGGAAAAGAAATATCAATTAAAGATCTTGTCGCATTAGTCAAAGGTGTTGTTGGTTACACTGGTGAAATTAATTTCGATACCAGTAAGCCTAATGGTCAACCCCGTAGATGTTTGGATACGAGTAAAGCTGAAAAAGAACTGGGTTTTGTCGCAGAGACAAGTTTTGAAGAAGGTCTAAAAAAGACTTATAACTGGTATATGGATTTTAAATCATAATGAAAAAAGTATTAATAACAGGAATTACAGGTCAAGATGGAAGCTTTATGGCTGATTATTTGTTGAAGAATACACAGCATATAATCGTAGGGGGGGTAAGGAGGTTAAGTGTAGAAAATCATAAAAATATTGAACATTTAAAAGATAATCCTAGATTTTTTCTTATTGATTTAGATGTCACCGATCCTCAAAATACAGAAAAAGTAGTTTTAGAACATAAGCCTGACTACTTTATCAATTTCGCAGCTAACTCTTTTGTAGGTAGCAGTTGGGATATGCCATTTAACCACATGCAGACTAACTGTATGTCTGTTTTACATCAATTAGAATCAATTCGCCGTCATGCCCCACATTGTCGATATTACAACGCTGGTAGCTCTGAAGAGTTCGGAGACGTTATTGAGACACCACAAACAGAAGATCATCCGTTGCGTCCAAGAAGTCCTTATGGAGCTTCTAAATGCGGAGCTAGACATTTAGTCAAAGTTTATAGAGATTCATACGACATCTATGCTATTCAAGGGTGGTTGTTTAATCATGAAGGAGTAAGAAGAGGTGAAGAATTTGTTACTAGGAAAATTACTAAAAATGTGGCTAGAATTCTCGTAGAGTATGAATTAGGCAAACCAACCAAACCTTTACAATTAGGTAATGTAGATTCAAAAAGAGACTGGAGCGACGCTGAAGATTTTGTAAAAGGTATTTGGTTGATGTTAAACCAAGACAGAAAAGATGTAAAAGAATATGTTTTATCTTCCAATGAGACTCACACTATTAGAGAGTTTGTGGAAGAAGCTTTTAATTTTGCTGGATTTCACAGAAGCCGATGCAAATGGAAGGGCGAAGGGTTGAGCGAAAAGTATTTTCATGGTTCTGATGTTCTTGTAGAGATCAATAAACATTTTTACAGACCAGCAGAGGTTGATTTGTTATTGGGAGATTCTACTAAAGCTAGAGAAGAGCTGGGTTGGAAGCCAAAAACTAATTTTTTCCAGCTTGTGAAAAAAATGGTTGACCGCGATGTAGCGGCAGTTTACCCTTATTCGTGAGCAAAAAGAAGAGTCTGAATAAAAGAGAAATCTTATTTAGATTACTAGACGTTCCCGATAAAGGAAGGAGACCTTTCTTCGCTAGGGAAATGAAAATGCTTAACGATCTTTGCGGTCGTTATTCGCAAGATTTCATGGCTATTGTCTACTTCGATAAGAAGTTCGACTCTTTAGCTTACCTTGTCAGCGATAAGCTTAAAGAAACTCTTGACGAAAAATTCAGAGCTTTCAATTTTAAGGTTGACTTATCTAAGTATAAGACTTATGATATAGGCGAGAAGTCGGGGCAAGATAGTGATGTGCTCCGTAAAACCAAAACAATAAAAGACTTTTTAAATGAGTGATAAAATAGAACCAGCCAATATTCTTGACAATTTTTTAAAAGCAAACAAGGATGATCATTTTAATTTTGAAGATACTGTAGAATATAAAGTCTCCAGTGGTTCTTTGCAGTTAGATTACCATCTTGCAGGAGGCTTCGGTCCTGGGTTGCATCGATTCACAGGAGTTAATGAAGGTGGCAAAACCTCTGAATCTTTGCAGGTTTTGAAGAACTTTTTAACAAGTGTAAATAAATCTAGAGGTGTGTATATCAAAGCGGAAGGAAGGTTAGGCCCAGAAGTAAAGGAAAGATCTGGGGTTAAATTTGTGTTTTCTCCAGAAGAGTGGGTAGATGGAACTTGTTTCGTTTTTGAGAGTAATGTTTACGAAGCAGCTATGACTCTAATTAGACAGTTGATTACCAATAATGACGATAAGATTAAATATTGCTTCATCCTAGATTCTGTAGATGGCTTAATCAAGAAGGATGATTTAGCCAAAGGCTTTGAAGAGAGTAGCAAGGTGGCGGGTGGTGCGGTTATAGCTTCTGATTTTTGCAAAAAAACTAGCACCGCTTTAGGCAAAAGAGGACATATGGCTATCTTCATCAGCCAAGTTCGAGCAGATATTAAACTAGATCCTTATTCAAAAGCGCCTGTTCGACAGACTACAGCTACAGGAGGCAATGCATTGTTGCACTTCGCTAACAATATCATGGAATTCGAACCTAGATTTAAAGGCGATTTGATTTTAAAAAATCCGACTGTAAAAACTATAGACTCTAAAAAGAATCCGATCATTGGACATCACGCTAAAGTGACAATTAAAAAATCTGCTCATGAAAATACCAACATGACTATTTCTTATCCCATAAAATATGGGCGCATTAATGGCACATCTATTTGGGTAGAAAAAGAAGTCGTAGACTTGCTATATGCTTGGGAGTTTATGCAGAAGAAAGGGGCTTGGATTAAGCCTACAGAAGAGTTCCTAGATTTGCTAAAAGAAAATAAATTTGACTTTCCAGAAAAAATACAAGGAGATAATAATTTATTTAAAACTATCGAGGATAATAAAGATTTGTGTAAATTCCTCATTGACTATTTCAAAGAACAAATTGTAGCATGAAATTTGTTGACCGATACGGCAAAGAAAGAAATCTGAAAAATGCGAAGAAATATTTAATTGATTGGGAAAAACCTAGCAGAAGTAAATTTCAAACTACTGTCAAAAAATTCTTGTATAAATACTGGAAAAATGACATTGTTTTCGAAGAGTTTCGCGTGGTTGGTAGCAGACTAACTTTAGACTTTTACAACGCTAATAAAAAAATAGCTGTAGAAGTTCAGGGAGCGCAACACACGAAATTTGTTAAGTTTTTCCACAAAAACCATTTTAAATATGCTGATCAACTTAAAAGAGATGAGCACAAATTAAACTTTTGTAAGGCTAATGAAATTCAGCTAGCAGAAGTTTATCCAAAAGACGAAATCCAAGCTTCTTTATTTACCGAGCAAGATATTTATTTATGAATTTACCAGAAGGCAGTGATGATAAGGAATTTTGTATTCCTACAGAGATGGTTGATAAGCTTTATGAGCTTTCGGGCGGGGCTGATAAGTATAAAGGTGTTATTATGGCTGTTTCTTCTGAAAATGGGAAGCCGCTTATTTATTGTAAATTTGATTGTGGCATGACAGAATTTGCTCTAACAAAAACTCTGGAAAATCATTTTCAACATGCATCTAACGAAATAGTAGAAGAAGACTAATGATATACAATTTTGAACTAGAAAAACAATTATTAGCTGGTTTACTCAAAGAACCAGAAAGTCTTGCAGAGATTTCTAATTTTATTAGTAATTCAGATTTTTACTCTAAACAAAGCTCGTTACATTCGGCTATCTTCAGGATTATTCAGCAAGCTATTGATGCTGGTGATGAAATTGATGAAATTATTATTGCCCAGAGAGTAAATGATATTGGTTTATCGTTTGAGGACAATCTCAATCCTTCTGATTATATTAAATCATTATCTTTGAGAAAAGTCCCCAAAGGTAATATTTTAAAGACAGCTAAAGAACTTAAAAAGTATACGATAAGAAGAGAAATACTGGAGTCTTCTCAAGAGATTGCGAAGAAGATGAAGAATATTTCTCCAGAATCTTCTTATAGAGATATTATAGAGGTTGCTGACAATGTTTATAATTCTCGCATTAATCTCTATGAGATAGGAAACGATAGCCCAGAAAATATTTATGAGGAGATGGAAGCTCTCGTCGAAGAGCGTGGGAATAATCCTGTGACTGAATTCGGCATGATGGGTCCACATGGGAAGATAAAT